AAACATGGAAAGAGAAAAACCCCATAGCTACGTCGCCACAACGCAACTATGGGGCAGGTTTTAATTACGTCAAACCACTAACCCAATTAGTTATTGGCGATTGTATCGAAGCGGAAGGCGATTGTAGCACCTGCTGCTGGAGTGACCAGAGTAGATACTAAAGCCTGTAACCAGCAGTCTTCTGATACGTAGTAGTTTGTCTGACCGTTCAGATTACCACCGTTAGCAGAAACATTAGCGTTAGCTGATGCAATGCTGACAGCAGTTGAATAGCGTGAGCTATTAGCAACCCAGTGAGTTGAATCTGAGTGAGGAGCAGTCGAACCACTTACGGCAGAGATACATGTATATGTTGCATAAGCTGGAGTAGCTGTTGCATCTAATACTACTGCACCTACTGCATACGAAGTGCCTGATACCCAAGTTGGAGCTTGGATTACGACGTTCGTATTTGGAAGGACCATTGGATTTACGATAGGTAAAGTTGTTACTAAACCTTGATCGTTATCGCCTACTGCTACGGTAAATGTCGCACCAGGAGCTGTTGCACCTGTTGAAATATGACCGTTAGGGTCAAGAGATTGACCCGAGTTTAACAATGCAATGTTGATGATGTCGCCAGCAGCTTCATTACCTGTCATTGTGTAGACAGCTGTGATTTTGCTTAGACCTTCAAGCGTTGGATTGTTTTGTGTGCCAGGTTGAGGAGTTAACATTCCAAGACCTGATTGGCCTGGGAAGTTTACGCCTTGTTGCTGATTTGTTGCTACGTCTGTGTACCAGATAGCCATGTTAGTTATCTCCTATGTTAAGGGTTAAACGGATTCGTCGCAATTTACTTGGACTACACCCTTTTCTTCCATACGAGTCGCATCCATTAAGAGCGCAGTGCGAACTTGGATTGCATGACTTTGCATTGGTAGAATGTCGATGTGTGTGCGTACATCTTCGCCGATGCCCATTAAGAGGAAATCTTTTTGGTAAGCAACGCAGGTACGGATTGTGGATGAACCAGATTGGAAAGGAACCAACTGGGTACGTACGAAATGGAAGCCCATGAAATCACGGATTGTTCCATCGCGGAGAGCGCGTACGTCATTATAAAGAACTGAGTTAACTTGATCTACGTTTGTGATTAAGTTGTTTAATTCTTTTGCTGCGTATACGAATACACGGCCTTCTTCTTTGACGTCATTTGAGTCAAGAATGTATGAAGCCTGTGTTAACTTAGCAAGTTGTAGACCTGAGTTAGCAGATCCTGAACCGTAGGTTACGCCAACTGTTTGCGAGGATGGCAGCGTTGTAGCTGTTGTTCCTTGTGCACCAGTGTAGTTAGTACCTAAGAGAGCATTGATAGCAATGATGTCTTTTTGACGGTTAGCCGCAATAGCGTGTTGTTTAGCTGTTGGGCTTTGTGGGTCAGGAAGCTGACCAAGGAGGATATGATCAAAGTAGTCGATCCATGTCGTCTTGTCATAAGGACGAGGACGTACCCAACGGAAGAATGTTGGAATATCGGAAGGTTCGCTCTTTTGAGCACGAGCTGTAATCTGACGCATTGCATAAGATTGGTCACCAATCTGATCGTAGCGTTTTTGATTACCGTTTACATTGTCGGACATATACATCCCTGCAAGGCGGTGATCGGTTTGCTGCGCCATAATTTCGCGCCAGTTATCATCGAACGCCGTCTCGTAATGGGGAGGTAGTGAGAATATTGCACCAGCCATGAGAGTAAGGAATTATTGAGTTAATGCACGGCGGAAGCCGTACGTTGGTTGTACGTTCGCTCCTCGGTTGTCCCGTACGGGATCGATCATCGAACACTATTGTTCGACAAATGATCGGGTCAGCTTACGCTGGTTATCCTCTGTTCGTCTGTGGGCATAAAAAAAGCACCTGACGATTAAGTCAAGTGCTTAGTTATGAGGAACTATGAGAACAAATTATAGTGCTGTCGTACGACTTGCTTCATTCCAAGTTGTTCCGTCTGAACAGAATGTAACTAGAATAGCCTTAGAAGCTGTTCCTGTGACTGTTCCTGTAGCACGGAAACCTGTTGAAAAGGTAATTGTACGTGCGCCAGAAGCATCATTGTTAATCTGTATAACTAAACGAGCTCCTGCCTGTGGTACGTATGCTGCCGTAATGGTAGCATTTCCTACTGCTGAAGTTGTGTTAATTGCTACGAAACGTGAGTATTGCAGGGTTGGTGCAAGCTCGATAGATGATGCGTAGGTAGGTGCTAAACCTGTTGTACCTGCGCCTGGTGCTGGGACTCCTGATCCTGTAATTTGTGCTACTAGGTCTGGGTTTGGTGAGAATGCTGTATTTACGGCCATGATGTTTTATAAGTTGGGGGACGAGGGCTAACTTAGGAGATGCTCAGGTATTGTCAATGCCTCTCCGCTTATTACACCATTGATGTCTCGTAAACGACCACAGATGAACTGATTACCTTGATAAATAAATTTCTCACCCCATGACTCGGATACATGGATTATGCTTCCTACAGGGGCAATAGATTCAGATTTAGGACCAGAACCCACTACTACACATCTAAAGTGCGTACGAAGGTCTTGGCGGTAATTAGGTGGGATAATTAACATCCCTTGCTTGTTGGTCTCTTCTACGGGTCTAGCTATCAGTTTGTCGCCTAATGGGCGTGGAACTTTTATTTTCATTTAGCTTTTGCTGCTGCTAGCTTACGCCATTGGTTGACAGTTTCCTTAGCCATCTTGTTTTGAGGATGTTGAGCATCCCAATAAGGTGCATATAAGGGGTTAGCTTTGTTAGATGTAGCGTCTTTAGCTAATGCCGCAGGGTCGCCACCTAGGCTGTTCTTAGCTTCACCTGATACAAACTTGTCCTCAGATGTGGATAGAGCATGTCTCATAGCCATTAGGAAGACATTACTGTTCTTCATAAGGGTTTGGACGTCGGGATTCTGTAAATCAAGTCCAAGCTTTTGAGCTCCACGTTCAGCTAACTCTTGAGCCTTAGTTAAAGGTATATTCTCAAGTTTTAATGTCTGTACGAGGTTCTCTTGCTGTTTAGCAAAGAAAGCACGTTCATAATCCTGCTGAGCTAGTAATTGCTTCTGCAACTCTGCTGTCTGTAAAGCAACTAAGTCCTTAAGCATAGCTGGAGGTGCGGAATACTTGTGAGCTATTTCTGCTGCACCCTTAGCTAGACCATCATTCCAAAGCTCGTTAGATATATTTTCAGGTTTAACTATACCATAGTCCTTAGGGTCTTTTGGTACGCCGTTAATAGAATCTAATAAGCCCTTACGTTCTGCCACCATTTCTGGTGTAGCATTTGTTGGGAGTGGTCCTAAAGCCTTTTTACCTACTAGAGTCTGTTGATTACCCATTACGGTAAACACATCATCTAAGCTCTTTTGACGGGCTAATGTAGGTTTTAATGCTGCTAAATGGTCAGGCAGATTATCTAACGCTTTATGGTTTAATGTACCATCGGCGTTAATAAGAGTTTTGTAATATGGCTCTTTAACCGCAGATGCCGTAGATGCTTGTGTAGAGGGCGTATTTGCCTCAATAGGGGTAGGAGCTAGGTCTAACGCTGGAGCTGATCCTCCGCCTGCTGGTTCTATTCCCGTGATCGAATCAAATAGTGGCGAATGTGGAAACATGATTAGTCAGTTTGGGATTGGGTAATAGGTTCTTTAGAATAACGCTCTTCACGTTCTGCAAACATAGCGTATGCTAATTGGAAAGCCATTGAGCTACAGTCCTTGTAGTCTTGCTCACGAGAAAAGTCATACTTCTCACGGAAAGCTACCATAGCTTTAATTGCTGCTTGATCTATAAAATCGCGTTTGTCGTCGCTCATAAGTCTTCGTCTCCTTCTACTCCAGGTTGATAGTTAACTGCTTCTTCAGGTAAGAATGTCATATGTGTAGCACGAGAAGCTACAATGCCGTCCTCTTGGCTAATAATACGTGCACCCTGAGTAATTGGTCCTTTAGTCCATGACTTAGCACCAACTTTAATCTCCTCTAGGTTGTCGTCGTCTGAGTTACGGTTATCTACTATTTCTACTAATTTACGACGAACAGCAGCACGTACAGGTTCACCTTTACTGTCTAGCTTAACGCCATAACGAATATAGGCATCCTTTGGATAATATTTAAATAACCACTCAACAAGAGCTGGTGTAGCATCACCCAAGTTTGGATCCATCTTTGGACGTGGTGGGATGTTAGCCTTAGGCTCATCTCTCTTTTCTCCTTTAACGCTCATCGTGCGGATAGTACGGCCAGAAGTATGTGTACCTTCTCCGTCTGCACCAATGACTGTTAATATTTGTGAGCGATACTTGATTGAGGTTTCTTTATTCTCAAATTCAAGATGCTTAGCTTCTTCGTCGTAATGACCAAGAACCGTTTGCTTACCTTTATAGTTTCTGACGATTTTACCATCCTCCATTAATTCAAATGGAGAACTTTTTGTGGCATCTGACATATTTACCTTTTAGTTATGGGTTGTGGCTTTGGCTCCCGAACTTTTGTAGAAAGCTCTAGTTGCCTTTTAATAATCTTTAAAACTGATTGTGCTCCGTCTCGATGTATACCAGCAGCTATCATAGCTATGCCGTCTCTAGCTTCACCAAAACGAAAACAATTACCATCATCGCCTGCACACTTATCTAGGTGGTCAAGGACAATAGACTGAGCTTCTGATCTGTAGCCTGGCATACCAAACACTTGTACAAAAGCATTTGCTATACGACCATGTTCTACACGAGCTGTTACTAAGGAATCGGGTAATTCAGTATCTAATGTTTTGGTCATTGAGGTTGTGGTTGCATTGCGTTCTTAGCTGCATCTTGCACGAAATCAGGCGCACCGCCTAATCCCTTGCTTGCTTTGCCAAGCTGTTCGGCGGCTTGTAAGGCTTGTTGTTGCTGCTGTAACTTCATGCGTTGTTGACGTAAAATCATCATGGATCTCATATCGCGCAATAATTCCGCAGACATACCTGCGTTACGTGAATAGTCGCGTACGATCTTATCCATATCAAAGTTGTCAGCAACCTCTGGCTTAACCGCTATTAGTTGCTGTAAGAATTGGAAAGTCTGCTCAATGCCACGATTCTGTAGGGCTTTAAGAGCAAGACTGATACGGCTGGTAATCGTGATCTCAGGTAAAGCTAGACCACGTTTGTTATTGCCTGAATCTACAAGAAGAGAATCGGGAGGAGTACCAAACTTGCCTGCACGGTACAGAATGCCAAAAACTCTACGAAGTAGAGGGTTGAGGAACTCAGTGACCCTTCGATCAAATACTGGTGTGAATTGTTCAAGCTTTTCAGCGAGTCTTTGTGAGATTTCATAAGCGGTCATACGCTTGTCTAACAAAGGATCGGACGCAAGCATCTTGAACATATTAACAAAGAAGGCATCATTGATCATCTCCTTCTTAGAGTTAACTAACTCCATACCTAGTTTATAATCGCCTACTGATGCCCATTCCATAGGCTTACCATTAGGGTCATTACTATCCCAAGTCGTTATACCACCAGCTCTTAGGTCAACATCGCCTTCAAGGTTGGATGGAACTATAACGCGAGGTACGGCGTGAAGTTCTGCTAATGAATCTAAGTATTCTGTTATATAGTTAACTTGGCGTACGTCAGGAAGGGCTAGATACGCAGGTGAATATCCCCAAGGGCTATCTGTACCCCACTTAGCAAAACGGCTTACAAGGTAAGGCATTTCGTCGTATCCTGAAACACTAACGCATTCTCTAAAGTCTTTTGATATGTATACGGAAGCTATAGGCTTATTAGCACCATCTTCGCGGTTAGGTAAACGCTGGCTATCTTCACGAGGGAATACTGCATGAACAAAGTCAAAGCTTCTGTCCTGTCCTTTACCTTTGATAGCTGTACGCATCTTGTCGGGCAAGGCATCCTCACCAAACATTTGTATAGCTTGTCTACCTGTTAATTTAAATTCACGCCTTACTGTATCAACTACACCCTCGTCGTTTTCTTCAATGGTGTATGTACCTACTTTGGTGTTACGGAAGTTTAAGGCTGCTGCTTTACCCTCTTCGCAGAATATACAATCAGTACCAAATATACCGACGTGTAGGTAGGCTATGTTCATTACCGAATAGAAGTTAGAACGTGCTAACTCCTGCATGGTAATGTCTGAAGCTTTGCCTAGCCATATAGCAGCGTCATCTCCACCCGTACGCATGGACTCTGGTGGTTCAAATTGAGCCCAAGGTTCGCTACTAGGTGTTAGCCAATTACGCTGACCTGCAGCCATTGTTTGTGCTGCCTGTATGGCTGTAGTGTCAAAAATGCGGTCGGTCCAGCCTGTGATACCTTCTGTTTTGGTAACATTGATGTCCGACTCTTGTGGTAAAAAGTATTGAGAGATTGTTTGCCAATCAGAATCGAATATAGCCGACCTTTTGGATCTTGCTGATTCGTATTTGTTTAGCTGTTCGTTAGCTAGTAGATCGGCCATATATTAACCCAGCTTAGGAGCTGTTGGGGTTGGGGCTGGGGTTCCAGAAGAAGGCATACCTTTGTAACCGCCAGTGTCACCTGCAAATACAGTCTTTTTAATAGACTTCTTCATAAGGTTTTGCTGAGCTAGGTCTTGTTGAGCCTGGATTACTTCTGCTGAAGATGTGGTTACAGGCGGAGCCGTCACTGGTGTGGGTGCTGCTTGTATTGCTTGTTGTGGATTACCTCCGCCCATAAAATAATTAGTTAAAATCGGTTAATCGTTTAATATCTGAGGTTTGATAGAATCTAAGCTCACGTTTATTGTCAATAAGACGTTCAAATGCCAGCCAAGGTAGGGGGTAAGGCATGGCAGTAAGGCATTTACCTATATCGCCAGCCATAGCAAAGACATACCAGCAGTCGCTATTGTTCTCGTCAAATACGTGCGTACAGTCGCAAATATGCTCTTCTGGGGCATTACGTCGACAGTTTTTACCCATAACAAAGTATTCTGGTGTGCTGAAAACATAGCCGTTTCTTAAGAACCATTCTACATAATCGCCGAATTGGGCTTCTTGTGGATTATCAAAATACTTTTGAGCTATGGTTTCGTAAGGACTCATGGGCCAACGCGTGCTGTTATTCTTACAGGACCAGAAGATAAGTTTCCACCAGAGTATTTAAAAAATACAATAGCTACTTGTGTACTACTGTTACTAACATCATCCCAATTATAATAACAACCAACAGTAGGATCAGAAGTAACTTGAGCACTAACACCATCTGGTTTTCTGCCAAGTCCAGAAGGACTTACATATAAAATATGGCTTTCTGTAGTTGTACCTCCAGTCAAAGTGTATACATTTGTATAACCAATATCATCTCCCAAATAGTTAAATGGACTGCTAACATTGCTGTCTAAACAACCATTTGGTGCAATATTACTGTAAGCACGATTACCTAAACATCCATTGTCACATTGAACAGCAATAGCTCCACCAAAATAACAAGATGTAATTAAATTGTTTTTAGAACTATTGGTTATTAAAATAGATGCGCCCGTTAAAGCGTTTTGTTGTGTAAAATCAATATTAGAAAGCATTAAGCCACTTGGCTGCCCACTACCGTAATTACCGCTAATTGAAATTTGATTAGCACCTCCATTTTGTAACACTTGTCCACCAACCATATATCCACCACCAAAATGATTTACCACGTTAACTGTTACCCAATTACTATTAGATATATTTCCATTATCTAATAAAAAATTAGTAACGTACATAGTAGAACCATTGTTATAAATGGCATTTGTGGTCTGTAATGTTTGTAGGTTATTTATTTGAACACCTTGAGTAGTAAAATTTGGTTGTATCAAACTTATACCTTTTCCCCACCATTCAGCTGTAATAGTATCTAATTTAACATTTACACAGTCTTGAATTAAAAAACCAGCACCTGATCCCAAACCTGAACTAGGAGGATTACCGCCTGTAAGATAACCGCCAGCATAAGAGTTAGTTATTAAAATATGCCATCCACCTATAATCCAAAATCCATTAATCCAACCGCCAGTATTATTGGTTATAACACCTGTTACCGAAACATTGTTTATACATACTAAATCACGGTTTTCAATTGAACCGTATTGTACAATATTTACATATATAGCTGTACCGCATCCTGTGTTGTTACCTATTACAGATAGGTCTTCAAATTCAATTCCTATATTTTCTCCGTTAGGATTGGCTAAATAAGTTGTGAATCCATTATATGCTCCGTCTTGTACAATTTCTGTAACTAATTTTCCGCAACCTTGTATTCTAACAACACCATTTAATGGCGTGCCAGAAGTGCCAATGGTTATAGTGTTATTAATATGGAATTGTCCTGCTGGTATAAGTAAACAACCGTTAGCTGTTACGGCTGCATTTACTGCATTTTGTAAAGCTGTTGTGTTAACAGATGCGCTATTGCTTGTAGATAAACCATAGTCTTCTGCGTAAATCATTGGGTCATTACCCCAAGCTACAGTGTTTGTATAATCTTTAATTAATCGTTGTCCTTGTGTGCCGCCTGATGGCACGCCAGACGTTGTATTTGTTATTGTTTGATTAGGCCAAGATCCTGTTACGCTTATACCTGTTCCGTTAATTAAAGATGGTCCTGATGTTCCAGTACCTCCATTAGCTACGGCGACTATACCAGTTACATTACCAGCAGTAGTTGCTGTTGTAGCAGTTGTTGCTGTTGCTGCATTACCTGTAGTGCTTTGATTGAGCGTAGGTACGTCTGTTGGATCTATAACTCTAAACGTAGGAGCAGCAGTACCTGACAAAGGACCTGCTAAGAACTTATGTGCTGTTTGTGTAGTTGTGGCAGATACATACGCAGTGCTAGCTGTAAATGCTGCTGTGCCTAATGTGCCGCCGTCTTGTATTCCTGTGCCTGTCGTATTGTTAAACACCGCTACGTTGCCTGATACAGTTGGAGATGTCCCTGTAACATTGCCACCGCTTGATGGAGTTACCCATTTAGTACCAGTACCTAAAGATGACAAAACCTGTCCGCTAGTTCCTGCACTACTTGAATTACTATCTTTTAAAGTACCCGCTAATGTAAGATTAGTTGCTGTACCACTAGATGCTGCTACGTAGGCACTGCTTGCTGTGTATGCTGCCGATCCTAGTGTACCGCCTGTACCTATATTTAACGTACTGCCATCAGTACCAGATAAGGTTAATGTATTATTAGCAGTTAAAGTTTTACCAGATGTTACAGACAAACCTGTAACTGTTGCAGCGTTACCAGTAGTATTTTGATTAAGAGTTGGAAAGTCTGCGGCTACTGCTATACCTAAAGTGTTGGCTGTTGATGTATGTTTAACTATACCTGCCGTAGTTGGTGCTAATCCTGTAATGCTGTCTTGGCTAACAGATCCACCTAATGAAACAGCATTGCTGGCAATAGTCAGACTTGCAGGTCCACCATCTTGAATACCCGTAGCTGATGTATTATTAAACACTGCTACGTGCCCAACAGTAGTCGTACCTGTACCCGTTACGTTACCTGTACCACTACCTCCAGATACACTTATTGTAACGTCTCCCGTACCGCCACCTCCCGTAGAAGTCACTGTTACGTTAGAGCTACCACTACTTACACTTGTTACGCCAGATGAGCTACCACTAGCCACTGTACCTACGGCTGGTGTGCCATCAGGCTTAATGCCACTAGATGTTCTGTCAGACACCGTAGTGTTAGCTGTATTGGACGTAGGATTGGTTGCCATTAGCGAATAGATTTAACTTTTGATTTCCTCTTGTAGCTATTAGCCGATGGACCACGCAACACCTTTATCGGCGTATGCCTGCTGTTACGGGCTACAAAGCTACTACCTTCTAACATACCCAACCTATGCGCTTCAGACATCGTGCGCAAAGCGTCCGCACCATGACTAAACTCGTCATGCACAGGTTTCTCATATATGACATTCTGGTCGGTTTCTTCACGCTTGTGGTAGTATTCCAAACAGTCGAGTCCGCTAGGAGCTGATGACTCTTTGTCACCGAAGCGGCGACTACAGTTGGTCTTGTGAATGTAACACCGTGGTAGGATAGAGCGGAGCTCATTAATACCAAGCCAGATGTCAGGTGTTCTCGGAACAATCGAGATTCTACTGAGTCCAGCTTCTGTAAGGTCAGTTTTCCAACTACCACCCCTTCGTACATGATCTGCGTCGTGTGGGAGGTAGTTCGTGCGGATAACAGTTTGGTAGACCTCACCCCACTTTTTGATTTGGTTCGCATAATGCCCAACAGTTTGGCCATTTGCTGAATAATAGTCCACTAAGTTAATATGCCTGCCCTCAAACTGAACAAGCCATATACACGTATAGTCCGAGTCACCCACATCCCAAAACGTATCAAACGGTAGGTTGGCTGCTGGCGCATAGTCCTGAATCTGATTGTTAGCCCTAAGCTTAGCTATCTCGTCCCCATATATAGCCCCAGGTATAGCTGCAGCAAAGCTACATTCATACTCACGCTCATAGCTCTCCTTACCCATTGCCTTTAACGCCGAGTCTAACTCCAACTGAGGAAGTAGCCCAGACACACTAGCAGGCAAGAACATGGTAAAGTACTCAGGATCGGAACAAGCATTGTCGTACAAAGTAAAAAAGCTATTGCGCCCTTTTGGCGTACCTATCCATAAACACCAACCAAGGCGGTCAGACAAAGCAGGACGTATAACGTCCCTAAAAAAGTTAGGATCCATATCCGCAGGCTCGTCTATCACACACCCATCCAAGTAAATACCACGAAGCGACTCAGAGTTATCCGCTCCGTACAAGGTGACCCTAGCACCCCTAGGCAACTCCACATACAACTCCGACTCACTCACACGCCTGTTAGGCAAGTTGGCCGTAAAGTCCTTTAGGTAAGTCCACGCAATAGCCTTAGACTGGGTACGGTACGGGGATATATAAGCAAACCTCGGACTAGTCTTAGTACATAGCAACGCACCCCTTATGAGCTCATTGAGCGAAGAGACTGTCTTACCACTACGCCTATGTGCAACTACCACTTTCCACCGCTTATCCGTCTCATGTAACGGAACAAACTGATCCCTAGGTACATACAATAGTTCTATCTCTTGAGTGGGCATATCTGCTGTGGGCTATGTTGTTGTTGGGTAGGGGGTTATTTATATTGTCTTATACGACGCATACACGCACGGCGTTGGGCAGGTGGGGGGTCGATCTGAGTATACCAGTTGAACAAGGGGGGGTGGTTGATCATTGTTCAATGGCCTTTGGTTCAACGTCTACGGGTTCAATTGTCTTGATGACTTTGTCTTTCGGTTGTCCCCATCTGACGACTAGCTCAGTAAGTCCATTACCTTCTGTTGAGCCTAGTAATCCTTTGTCGCCGTATTTCTTATGGTTAAGCTTACTAGCTAGCCATTGTCTCGCGTGTATCTTTAGCTTAGCTGAATTGTAGTTAGTTTCGTCAGCTTCATCAGCAATCGTTAAGGTTTCGCTGACTAATGCGTCTATTCCAGCTTCGCGTGCGCGTGCGATTGTAAGCGCAAACGTAGGTTCTAAATAGCATTTCTTCCAGAATCTACGTTCTAAGTCACCGCTATAACTACGTAAGGTTTTCTGTACGTTTTCACCGCTAGCTAATCTTGCTAGTAGTTCAGCGATGAAGTCAGGGTTTTCTAAGTCA